CGGACGTATTGGTCACTTCATTTGTTGTGGAATATGCAGTGGTATTTGCATTGACGGTTGCAGAGGTGAAGTACAACGCTGCCTTAAAAGTGTCCGCAGTAGCAGCCGCACGAATAGGAGACGCACCAAAATTATGCGTCGCGGTCATTAGTTCCCCCATAAAGGAGGTGCACATAGAGGCGGTATTTGCCATGATTAGTCCTTAAAAAGTACCGGTTTCGCCGCCAAATGCGGGCATTTTCTTCAGCGTCACATGCACAGACCGGTGAATCAACTCACCATCCAGCCAATACTCTGTCCACGTAGTCGCTTCATTGTCGTTGTCAACCGTGCCGGAACGATGCTCCAGCAGGGAGGTATCCATCTCACCTTTGGTCGTAGTAACAATCAATTTGAACTCCTAATCAGTGCGGTGGTGGAAGTGTTGGCAGGCATGGTGATTGTAAAGGTTGTGGTCGAGGTCTTGTCTGCCCCAAAGTCAATCACTGCAATTGATTTGTTGCTCTGCGAGGCGTTATAAATCAAAGCGCACCGGGCTGTGATTGCAGCTGTCCAAGTTGTATTTGACCAGTTCACATAAGCCGTGTAACCCGAAGAACTGATAGCCACCCCAGTCAACGTATTGCCGCCCGCTGTATAGCCAGACGCTACAACCTCGTTGGTTGTTGTATATACAGTCGTGTCTGCGTTTAAATCAGCATTTCCAGTGTACAAGGCAATCTTGAGCGTGTCCGTGGACAGATTGTGAACGGCCTGATACAACTCCTTCTTGAAGCTGGTGGTCTGCGTTTGGACAATGCTCATGTCACTGCCTGTCTAAATTGACCACTGCGGTACGCATCTTGCCGTTCCATACCATCACCCAGACGTTTAGCCAGTGCAAGAGCTTCCTTGTACTTGCCGTCGTACAGCGCAACCAAGTCGGCCTCACCTTTCATAAAGGTGTACGCCTCTACCAACGACCCATACAACAGCACGGTGTCAAAATTGTCGCCCAGCCATGTGGTGGTTGCTGTGGTGATGGACTCAGGGTAGTAGTAAAAATGAAGCTCTACAGAGTAGGCTGCATCGGGCGTAGGCCCGAGGATGAACGAGAGTTCAGTGCTGATGGTTGAACTGGAAACAGTCGGGCCAAACAAAGCATAGTACTTGGGTGTTCCGGTGTCAGTCGGTGTGGGGTAGGCTTCACGGATGAAGTTCACATCCTTGTTTAGTAGGTACGTAAACGCGCCAGCGCCTGAATATACTGCCATTGAGTACGTTGCAAGGTAGTCTGTCGGGGCTGACAAGTACTTATTGCCAGAAGTGATAGTCCCTGTCATGTTCTTACGCAACGAGGGGAACTGCACCGAGTTGTAGATGCGCTGCTCTGCCTGCTGGATAAACCGGTTAATCTGAGTCGTAGACGAGACCGTAGACGAATCCGCAAGGGTAATCGTCGGAAAATTGTTTTCCGTGTAGGTCTGTATCGCCGCCGAGAGCTCAGAATAGTTCATGCCATCGGGCCCCTTGCCATTGTGCCTTTGGTGGCGCAGCCATTACCGCGTGTTTTGATGCCAGTTGTTTTAGGTTGCTCACTACCAGCAGACTTGCTGTATGCGCCAATGGCAATATCAAGCGTATCCAATTTGCTTTGATTAGGCCCCGAAGAAGCCTCCATAGTTTTACCATCCATTGTGTGGGGAGGTGCGTAGACGCTGGCGGGGCCAACTTCCTTTCCACCTTTTTTCATGCTGTATGCCATTACTTGCTCCCTTGGTTTTTAGCGCGGGACATGTTACGACCAAGGCGCATACGGTCATCCGTAGTAGGCCCGCCCTTCTTCAGCTTCAGCGTAGTGCCCTTACCGCCTTTATGCTCTTGAGCGTCGTGCTGCTTGAATGCCTTCTTGATCATGGCCTTGTCTTGCGCCGTGTCACTCTTCATGTCTTCTTTAGCCATCATGGACTCCTATGAAACCGTTACTGTTACCGTGCCAACACTCGTGGTTCCGACCAAGTAGTTGGATGTTAAAACCGTATCAAAACTGCTGGCTCCACCAATCGGAGCCCAACCCCACTGAATGTCCCTAGACCCCCCAGCAGGATAGCCATTTATGTCTGTTCCTGAAGCTACATAAGACACATCAGGACGAGGCTCGCGCACTGCTTGCGGGTCATTAATCGGATACAAACCTAATGATAGCTGAGGTTGGTCCGGGTCCCAGCAAGTAGGACAGACTTTAATCTGGAATAGCTTTGTCTTAATGACTTCTTTCTTGAGCTCACTAAGTTTGTATCGTTGCCCGCACCGGTCGCATTCTGCAATCGCGTACTTGCCAGAAGCGTATTTAGTAGCCACGCTTCACCTCAATAAAAAAGCTGCCTTGGGACAAACCGGTCCGAAGCTTTTTCTCGGTCTTCTTGAGAAGCTAGCAGCCACTGCTGCTCATATTCATCTTTTAAGAACCCAACCCGTGTGGGGTCAGCATCGGGCCGCTTAGCCGCAATGTAGAACGCCAAGCCTGCAACCATGCAGGGAATCAACCGGAAAGGGATATCCTCGACGTTAACGCCATTCCCAGCATCTTGCAACCGACGTAACCGCCAGTAGACAAAGGTGTAGTTGCCACCCGCATCAGGGGTAGGCCAGACGTTGATACAAGGTAGGTTCTGGACATAGATAGCCGCTGCAGCCGTGTGTGCCGCTGCCGTAGTTCCGTTCTGTCCACGCAAGCAATTGATCAGGCTATTACCACTGACGTTGGTGTACCCGATGGTCTCCGAGTCAATTTTGATGTAGCCAGTAGTGGTTAACCCTGATACGTCACTAAGGGTGATGGTCGTATCTGTGCTGGTAATCGTGGAGCTAAGGGTTACAGACGTAGAGTTGGTCTGCGCTGACTGGCGGTTTACCCATACTTGAATAGGCCGACCGTTGGTCAGCTTGTTCGGGATTGTTGAGTAGGTAGACTCAGAAATGCGGGTTATGTTGATGTCCGACTGCGTACTCGCAGTGCCGTTGTTCTGGCGGATAACGTGGTCTAGCAAGTCGATCGTGTCTGCCGGTAGGGGATAGATAGCCTGACCCGTAACCAACGCTATAGCGCCCTCTTGAATGGTCCACAGGTTGATACCCCGGTTAGCCCACTCAATCGTCATCAGGTTCAAAGACCGCCGTGCTGTACGGAACTCATAGCCCGTACGCACCTCAACACCGGCCCGCTCATAAGCCTCCTCAATCAAGTCGTTGAGGTCTAGGTTAAAAGTGGTTGTGCCAGTGGTGTAGGCCATTATCTAAATCCCGCTGTCTTCTTTGCAATGTTTTTGGGCTGTGCTACGAACTGTTTACCTGCTGCTTTACCAGCCCGTTTGGCTTTGGTAGTTGCAGCATACTCGGCTGGGGACAAGGACTTTATAGCAGCTTCAGGGAGGTAACGCTCACCTGTTTTTGACGACGGCTTTCCCGACTTGGTACGCCACTTCTGGTCGCCCCAATTTTTGAGGGACTGCTGCGGTGCTTTCAATCTCTATATCCCCCGCCAGCAGCCTTGTACTTCTTAGCCACAAGCTGTGCTTTACGAGCCGACCACTGCCCAGCGCCTGTACCTTGCGTAGCTGCAGCTTTGACTTGAGACACGATACGTTTGCGCAGACTTGGCTTGGTATAGTTGCCAGCGGCATTGACCCCACCACCTTCAGCGTACACGGAGACATCGTTTGGGTTGTCTTTACGGACAACCGTCTTTGCCTTCGGCATCTTCGAAGGATTGATATCACCCATGCCGCGTGAGGCTCTCACTTTTTGCCCCGAGCCATTCCACCGCCGCACATCACCATTGTGCCTTTGGTCTTACCGCGCTGGGCAATGCCATCACCACGGCTAGAAGCGCTAGAAACTGAACCGCCCTTTTTCATAGGTACGCCTTGTTTACCTGCTTGTGCTTGCTGCATTTCTAAATACTTCTTTTTTAACTCGTTTGCTGTCCCTTCAGTAGGACCGCCAGAAGACCCAGAACCACCGGTCAAACCCTTAAAGGCATTGCCCAGCCCTTCACCAACACGGCCTACAGCATCGCCAATACCGCTGACTGTATTCTCAAGGAAGTTACCCATGATTAGCTCCTTAGCAGATTTTTCCGCCGCGCTTCATTGCGATGTTTGTACCTTTGGTCTTACCCTTGGAGGCGATGCCATCAGCACTCTTGTGACCGCCAGCCAAGCCGCCGCCAGCCATCTTAGTCATGCCACCTTTTTTCATACCCATTTGTTTTTTGTCTAGGGCCATATCAGCTTTAGAGCCCTCTTTCATGCCCTTCTTCTCTACGTCCTTACCAGACTTCTCAAAAGCAGCCATACCGCCTTTTTTCATGCCCATACCACCCATACCGCCCATAGGGGCTGCGGGTGCTGCTGCGGCAGCGGGGGCCATAGGTGATTTTTTCTTCATCATCATAGCCATCATCTTAGGGTCCATCTTTGTAGCCATCTCACCACCTCGTTTAAATGTTTTGCCTTTATCGGCCTTGCTGAAATCTTGGCCCACGGACTGTGGAACCCCTACTTTCTTGGCGAACGACGGCGAGTGTGCTATCGCTTCCATGAATCTGTGTTGCTTTGCGCTACTGCTTGGCATCATTTCCCCGCTTGAATAAGCTGGTCAATTTTTGCTTCAAGCTTGTTAAAGCGTTGGTCAATGTGGTCAGTAACGCGCTGAACTTCTGATTGAGTAACGTAATCACGGGCAATCTCCTCGCGGGTTTTATTAAGCAGTAGGTTGAGGCGGGTTAACTCAGAGAACTTTTCTTTGAGCAAGAAACCAATAACCGTTGTAGCCATTGTAAGTCCGGCAGACCATACTGTATTAAAGTCCATTTAGCACATCCGTCCTTTTGTCTTGCCACGTTGGGCTATGCCATCGCCACGGCTAGATGCGCTGGAGACTTTGCCGCCAGATGCCATCTTCTTAACCGCGCCGCCTTTTTTCATAGGCCCCGGTCTATCGTCGTACGCTGACCGATATTGCCGGGAAACCGCTTGACTTTCTGGGTTGAGGGTGTCGTACGTGCTTAATGGCGGTTCTTTTTCACGGTTAAAAGTTGGAAAAAGACCGTCTTCGCTAAATTCTTTTTTAAGTATCGCTCCAACTACGGGACGGGCCATTCGCAATCCTTGGACAGCAGGATGCAGTGCAGCCAGCCCCAAACCCGCCTCAAGAACCGCGTTTCTATCTACATCCTTGTAAATGTCAACATCCCGTCCTTGGTCTACCAAAGAGCGTGCTTGGGCTGGTGATGGAGTTGGTGTATGTGGAAAATTAACGTACCTAGTTCCCGCTTGTATTCCAGTTGGTGCTTCTGGAACGCGCGCTGGTATAGCATCAACTCGTTTCTGGATAGCTGCCGTAACTTCATCTGAAGTAGTCGTACCATATGACTTACCGTTGAACGTAAACGTCTTCCTACCGTCAGCACGGGCTTCTTTGAATGCTTCTTCAAAAGGAGATAGTTTTTTAGCCATGCTTACCTCAACACTTCCATCTAGCTAAGGAAGCCGCCTTGCGGGTAGGCTTGCCTTTTTCGTCTTTCATCGGGCCGGGCATGCCACTCATACGGGCACAGAATGACTTCTTGCGCGGGCCACCTTCAGGCTGTGGAGCCTTTAAATTGCTGCCGGTAGCAGCGTTGTACTTGGCGCGGCCTTTAGCCGTCAAACCCGCCCCTTTGGAGACGGGTAGCTTCTCGCCACGACCAACTGCAAGGGAGGGGTTTTTCTTAGCCATAGAATATAGTAATTCCTGTTACGGAACCAACGCTAAGTGTAAGGTACAGCCCTGTAGAAGCCAAGATACCTTCCCCCGGAACAAACACAGAAAAAGTATTAGGCGTTCCAAGGCTTGCAATATCCATCGTGTACAAAACGGCCCCTGTAGAACTACCGTCTCTAATCTCAAATGTTGCGGCTGTGCTTGCTTTGGGGCTAACAATAAACCCTTTAAGGCGTGTTCGCCCAACGTAATAAGACCCCGCTGCACTTAAGTGCGCACTTTTAACATCAGTCTGTTGCATAACTAATCTCCTGTAAAACAGGGGCCGAAGCCCCCGAGACTAATTACTGCTGGTTAGCAGGAGGCGATTGCACACCAGTGGAGTCAGCAACAGCGTACACGATGGTGTACTGCACCGTACCAGCCGTTACGTCGGCAACAGTTGGGGTCAGTGCTGCTTGGATGGTTACATCCGTAGTACCAACGCCAATGCCGTTAGGAGATGCGGTGCTTGTTGCGCCAGCCCAGTTCACCAGCTTGGCAGCAGCGTTGGTGTTAGCCAAACGACCTTGTGAGGTGATGTCCGAAGAAGCCCAGAACAGCGCGGTGGAAGCCGAAGTACCGATGATTACGTTAGCTGCGGTGGAACCTGTGAATGCTACCAAGGTGTCAATAAAAATATTGACAATCTGAGCGCCAGCAGGAATGGTAAACAGGGTTGTAGTAACGGCAGATGCAGCTACAGCGTTGGTGTAGTTTACTTTTTTAGTCTGAGAGACTAGCGTAACGCCGGTGTTTTGGATAGTTCCAGCGGTAGTTCCGGTGGTGTTTTTGACCGTGCCCAAGAGCCAAGGGCCAAGGTGAGTAGCGAATCCCATGATGAGTCCTTACATACAAGTATGGCGCATCAATCGGTATGTCGTCCAGCCGGGACTGGTTTGATACGCCGGTAACCCCGGGGTGAGCGCAATATAGCATGGATTTAAACGACGTGCAACAAAAAAGGCCCCCGAAGGGGCCTCTCTCAGCAGGGGATAACCCTAGCTTAGGACGAACCGGGAGAACCGAAGATTCCCAGTGGGTCAGACCAGCCGAACGAATAACGCTCACGGGCCTTGTAACGGACGTTGCCGGTATCAAAGTCGCCGTCCATGCTATTGGTCAGCGGGCTACGCTCAAAGTGCTTCAGGCCGTTAGGCACGTCAGTGGTCAGATACCAGCCGTTGGTGTCTGTCAAGAAGTGGTTGACAGTGTAACCTTCAGGGATAGAACCATTGTTCTTCAGTGCATTGATATCGTTGTCGGTAGTGCCAACACGGAGGCTGGTTTCCAACAGACGGGTAGCAACGAACATCAGA